TGGTATAGGTCCTCAGTTAATAACATTCTAAGTGTCGTGATAAATTGGTATTGGCCACCAACATGGTGTCCATTGACATTATAAGTGTCCTTGGCTCCGAAAAACCCTGTCTTGAACAGGGCATTTCCGTCTACCAATAAAGTATTTTGTATTTTTGAAACAGTTTCACCGTTACGTGGTGGTCTTTTGTTCATGTTAGAACATTTAAAAGGTTAATAGACTAACTCTTAGTCTTTTTCGTAAGCATCAGCTTTAAAGTCTTCTTCAACAACCTCAAAATCAGAAAAACTAGTCCCTAATTTAGCATTGATGAAAACGTTGTTTGCTTTAACATACGCATTTTTTTCATCTGGATTAACAAACCCGTGTGGTGTTGAACAAATGGAACCCATTCTCTCAATACCATTTACGTGATTTTTAACACATTCAATATCAGTTCTTACACCGAAATTAAAACTTCTACCACCATTTACAGCATCTAATTTTTTAGCTGATGATGTTGACTTACCACCCATGTGAAAAATCATTCTAACACCGTATTTAAAACCTTCACCACCATTATGCATGATTGTTGGTTGTCCCACAGCATTTGGTCTTAACCAAATTTTTTGTACAGCAACGAATGTGTTGATGTATGGGGCACCTTCTCTCCTAGAAGCTGGAATTCTGAAGTTCAATATTGATTCGAATTCTCTTTTTAAAGCACCAGCAGTCCATTGGTTATTATTCGTATTCGAAACAGCCCCTTGGAAACAACCGATAGAACCTATTGAATCCCAAAGGAACGTAATGTTATGTGGGAATTCACCTTTTTCTTGTTGGTCTAGAATCTCGTTAATTAAACGTGCGATATCTTCAACAACTGGAATATATCTTAAAGGGTTAGTTTTCATTTTAGCATCTTTGTAATCAAAGTTTTGATACATAGCCAATAAATCACTACCACCAAAATACATAAAATCTTCACCGTCATAATCTACAATCTCACCAGTTTCTTCATCAACAACTTCATCGTATTTGAAACCAACTAATTTAGCGTGTTCCCAGTTAAAACTTCCTTCAGTATCGATTATAATACAATAATCACCTAATTTTTGAGCACCAGCTAAAGTTTCGTAAATACCTGTTGATTTACCCACATCTGAAAAACCTCTAAATTGAGTTGTATATCCTCTTGGTACACCTGGTAATCCTACTGCATCATGGAAAGCTTTTTTAAATGGAATCCAAGATAATTCTTTTTCCTTAACTACTTGGGCACCTAAACCTAAATTTTTCTTAAAAGCTTTGTTATCGAATGTTTTTTTCTCGATTGGTTTTTTTACTGGTAATTTTGCCATTTGTTTATTGTTTTTTTTGTTTGTTATTTTAGAACAAAAAAGAGGCAATTTCTCACCTCTTTTTGTTTAATTTAAACCTTATTAAAAAGGTAAGTCATCTTCTTCGTCAGTAGAGTTAGCAGAAGCTAAAGTTTTTTCAGAAGTTGCAGCTGCTTGTACACTAGCTTTAACATTTTCAACACCCATAGTTACTTCGCTTTCAGTTGTATCACCAACATTTTCAGTAGCTAAAGCTGCTTTATCAACAAATTTTTTCTCTTCTTTATCCCACATTGGAATCCCACCTCTAACGATTATCTCTAAATAATCATAAGTTCTTACAGAATAAACATCTTCCCATGTTCTAGAATCTGATAACCATAAGTCTTTAGTTTCTTCGTCTTCTGATAAGGTAGAAGGGTCTAATGAAGCAACAGCAGATACTACTGGGATGTTATTCATGTTTCTGTTAATAGTCAATAATAAATCACGACCATTTTCTGCGTTAGTAACGTCTTTTTTGATTGCGTTAAGAACACCAATGATTTTGTCATAAATACCCTCTTTACGGTAATCATGGTTAAATCTCCAAAATTTAACACCTTCGTCTTCATGTTCTCTGTCGATTACTTTAACGACATACATCTTACGTGCATTATATTTTTTAGCTAATTCTTTATCAGAATCTTTTCCAGTAGCCAATAAAGCTTCACGAGCTTCACAGAAAGGACACGCCTCATTTTTTTCATGTTTTAAACATGCGAATGTTTTCCATTCCCCATCTACTTGTACTTTGTGGGTGTGTACCTCTACGAATGGTGTTGAACCATCTGTTGTCGGTAAAATTCTAATCTGTTTTGTCGCAGACTTAACACCTTCTTTAATGTAAGTGTTAAAATAATTTTTAAGGTCATAAACTTTAGCGGTTTCTGACTTCACGTACTTAGGAGCGTTGTTCTTCTCGTACTGTGCTAACATTGCATCTAATGCATTTTTTTCATTACTCATTTTTCTTGTTTTTATATATTTACGTTATTTATTCTCTTCTAAATTGTTATACAAATATACTAACATTAGTTTCAAAAGTCAATACTTTTTAAGGTTTTTTTTTGAAATATTGTTATAATTTGTCATTAAATAATATTAGATACAAAGATACTAATATTTTATTGTAGATGCAATAAAAAAAATGTTTTTTTATATATAAAAACAAAAAAGGCCCTAAAATAGAGCCTTTAAATTGTTTAATTTTGTTTTAGATTTCTTCTTCTTCAAAATCTTCTGGGTTTACAGTGAAACTTTTTTTGATGTTTGGTTCGCTATAATCATAGTCGACATCTTCTTGTTTTAAAACATATTCTTCTTTATCTTTACCCATGACATCATAAGCACCTTCTTTATCTGCCCAGTAGTCAGTTAACTTTTGACTATAAGGGAAAGAACTTAAAGAACGCATTTCTAATTTTTCAACAGGTGTTGGATTTCTTTTTATTATTTCTTTTTCTAAATCTTCAATTTTAGCTGAAACAGAATCCATTCTAGCTATACGAGCTTCTAAGTCTGATAATTTAGCTAAAAGCATTTCAGAATTTTGGCTAGCTTCTTCAGCGGCAGCTTTTGCTTCCTCTGAACCTTGTACCAATGAAGTAACATCTACTTCTACTGAATCATCAATTGGTTCTTCAATAGCTGGTTCTTCAATCGGAGCAACTTCTGGTTCTGGCATATCACCTACTGGTGCGGCATCAGAATCAACACCTAGCTCACTAGCGATAGCGTCTGCGTCAGTTGTACCAACTTCACCATTACCTTCAGCGTCTGCTGGTTGTAAATCTTCTGGAGCTTCATCACCTTCTGCTTCTGTTTGGACACCTAATAAAAGAGCTTCGTCTTTATATTCTGGCGCTTTTTTTTCATCATGATAAAAATCATAAGTTTCAAGCATCTTGAATCTTTTCAATTCTTCTTTAAGTAATTCTGGGTTAAATTTATTTTTTCTCATTAGAATAATAGTTGTCTTCCGTCTTCTGTTATTATTTTTTTATTGATTCTTTCAATAAGGCTTTTATCACCTTTAATAACACAAACTCCAGAACTGCAATCTAGATTTGAATCTTGATTTTCTGTATTTAAAAAACCTTCCAAAGCTTTATCTAAATTACTGTTTTCTTTTTTATTTTCTTTAGTTTCCATGATTTATATTTTAAATTAAATAATTATCTTTTAATATAAATATCACAAAACCTTTAAAAAACCCTAGATATGTTTAAAATAGTAAGTTCGTCATGGTTAATCAAAATCATTTTGTTTTGATATTCTGACCAATCTATTTTTATAGACCTATTATTTATGTTACCGATAGATTCTGGGAATTTTTTCTCTATCAATTTATTCAAAGCGTTGATGGTATATAGAGCGTCCCCTTTTTTATGAATTGGTACCGCACTAGGAAATAAATTTTTAAGGTTTAAAGGTTTTCCTTCTGGTATTGATATTTTGAATGTCATGATTACTTTAGCTTCATCATCCAAATTTTTATAACAAAAAACTTTGTCTTTATTAATTTGAAATTTTGATTCTAAATAATCAAGGAACCATTCCACCCTCTCTGGGAATATGAATGACGCTAGTAGTATTGTTTTGTTCATTTTTTATAGAAAATAAATAGGGTATGTATCTAACTTGATTATCAAGTTCAGTAATAGTTTTTTTATATTCTATAAGTATCTTGTCGTTGGTTAAAAAGACTGAGCTTTTTTTGATTATTTTCTCTTTTATCTTAATGAAATCTAACCCAATAAATTTTAATAATTTCAAATCAACCCCAAAAATGATTTTATCAGCATAAATGTATAACATCTGACCATTTTGGTAAGTAATTTTATTTTCAAAAGAATAAAACTTTTTAACTATTTTTTTTATTGTTTTTGGATTATATTGTATAGGGTCCACAAATACATAACTTATTTCAGAAATTAAATCAGTTAAAACTTTTGTGATGAACCACGATAAATCTTCTTCGTATTTATCTCTTTTTTCAGTTCTTTTAACTGTCCAATATAAATTATCAGAAAGTTTTCTTTCCATTACATCAAAATCTGGGTAGTGTTTATTAACATAATCAAATCCCAAAATTAATGTAGGTAATCCATGAATAATATTATCCATGGAATCAACCACATTGAATTCTTGTGAGATATTTACATTTTGACGTGAAACTATATTAGCAATCTTCATAATGCAAAGGTACGAAATTATTTTAGATTTACCAAGCTAACGTATCACCTTTTTTATTAAACCTTTTATAAAAGTCATTTGCATAGTTAGTTCTTACATATTGATAACTTGATTTATATGTATCAAAAGT